AGACCACTATGGCGCTGGAGCGAGGCCGAGCATGTGGATAGGGCCAAAGAAGCAGCCGGCCAAGCAGCCGAGCTGGCCAACCATACAACGACCCTGGCCCGAGAGTACGCCAGGCGTGGCCTGGACTGGGAAGATGAGCTAAAGCAGCGAGCGAGGGAATTAGAGTTGATGCGAGAGCTAGGGCTGACCGCAGCCCAAGCACAGCCGCAGCCACAAACCCAGCCGCAGCCGCAGCCCATCGAGCAACCAGAAGAAATAGAAGATAGCCCAGAGGATGAAATCGAGGACGACCTCGAGGACTCGGTAGAGGATAGCCCAGATGAGCAAGTCTGAACGCATTGAATTATCAAGCCAAGCCACGATTGAGCTACAGGCCGACATCGAGGGCGTACCAGCCAGGCCGACTGTGGCTATTAACGCTTACAACGGTGGCCCAGTACGCGTAGGCGGCTATCGGCACCCAGTTGTTATCGACCTGGAAAGCCTACAGACGCCAACCAGCATACCGCTATTTCGCAATCACGACAGTGACCGCATTATTGGCCATGGATCGCCAACAGTGCTGCCGCCTAACCGACTGGACATTGGCGGCGTGATTAGCGCCAGCAGCCCAGACGCTGAACAGGTTATCGACCTGGCCAAGGGTGGTTTTCCGTGGCAGGCATCGGTGGGCGTAGATGTGATTGCCAAGCCGCAGTTTTTAGCCGATGGCGAAACAGCCATGGTAAATGGATCGAGAGTAAACGGCCCCGCATACGTTGTGCGAGGTGGTGAGTTGTACGAGGTAAGTTTTGTGACACTAGGCGCAGACCGCACAACCAAAGCAACGGTGGCCGCGCAAAGAGAGGAAACTGAGAAAATGGAAGATAGAACAGAAAGCACAGACTCGGCAGACGTTCAGGGACTGTTTGACCAGATCAAAATGGAAAAACAGCGACAGAAAGAAATTGTTGACATCAGCAAGCGATACATTGAGCTAGGCTACGACGTCAGCACGGTTCAGGCAGCCGCAACCCATGCCCTCGATAACAAAACTGACGCACAGCAATTTGAGCTGGGTCTGGTACGCAGTAGCCGCGGTGTGAACATCCGTCGCAGCAGCGGCCAAAAGCTGACCGGTGAAGTCATCGAGGCCGGCCTAGCATTGGCTATGGGCAGCGCATTCGACAGCGAAAAATACTACAAGCCGCAGGCGCTGGAAGCTGCTCGAGAAAACTGGAAGCGCGGTTTGACCGTTACCGAGTTTTTGCGCATGGCAGCCCGCAGCAATGGCTGGACGGGTGAAAGCAACAAAGACGTTAAGAGTCTGCTCAGAGCAGCATTTGCCCCAGTCGAAGCCGCAAGCGGTGTATCGACCTACGACGTATCGGGCATTTTGTCCAACGTCGCTAACAAGATGATTATGGACGCCTTTAACGCAGTCGATAACGCTTGGCGACAGATCGCCCTCATTAGCCCAGTTAGCGACTTCAAGCAGATGGAAACGTATAGCCTAGTAGGCGACGTTGACTATGAAAAGCTGGGCCGCGGTGAGCGAATCAAACACGGTACGCTAAACGAGGTGCAGTACACCAACCAGGCCGACACCTATGCCAAGTTTATGGGCATCGACCGACGCGACATTATCAACGACGACATGGGCGCATTTAATCGCGTTCGTCAGCGTTTGGGCCGTGGAGCTGCAACTAAGCTCAACAAAGTGTTCTGGACTGAGTTTATGGACAACTCATCGTTTTTCGCCTCGGGCAACAACAACTACATCAGCGGCGCGACAACTAACCTTGCAAGTGAAGGTCTGCGCCAGGGTGTTGAAAAGTTTATGAAACAGACTGACCCAGACGGTGAGCCGTTGGGCATCATGCCACGCATTCTGCTAGTACCGCCAGAACTGGACAGCATTGCCCGTGAGTTGTTTGTTTCGACTAACAACAATACTGGCGGAGCTGCAACGACTGAGCGAGTACCAAACGCTAACGTGTTTGCTAACCGATTCATTCCGGTTTCGACCCCGTACCTAAGCAACAGCACGTACACAGGCTACAGCACAACCGCCTGGTATCTGCTGGCTAGCCCAGCTGAAATGGCAACCATCGAAGTTGTTTTCCTCAATGGCGTGGAAACCCCGACCGTGGAAATGGCCGACGCTGATTTTGATCTACTTGGTATTTCCATGCGAGGCTATCACGACTTCGGTGTTAACCTGATGGAAAAGCGAGCTGGGGTTAAGAGCAAAGGCGCAGCATAGTGGATTTACTTGCCAACGGCGCTGAGTGGCTGCGAACGCAGCGGAAAAGCTATTTAGGGCAAACTGTGGTGTATGCCCAGGATGGTGATACCGTCAGCGTTACAGCTACCAGCGCTGAAACCAGATTTGAGACCGATACCGGCGACGGTGTTTTGTTAACTGGTAGGCAAGTGGATTGGTTGATAGATGTAGCAGATTTGGAAGCCGGACTGGGTGCAGGGACGCGCCCGCTACCTGGCGACAGGATACAGGCCGGCAGCGGCGCATCAGCGATCCAGTACACGGTGGTACAGATCGGGGGTGAGGCTGCCTGGCGCTGGCATGATCGCCAGCAAAAGACCTTGAGGATACACAGCATTGAGACAGGAGCCGGCGCGATATGACCAGCGTCTGGTTTGGCCTGAGAAACAAGATTAAGACACAGATCAACGGTTTGACTGGTTACGAAACCATCGTAGCCAACATACCGACGATAGACCGCGCCGAACTGACCGCACCTAAGATTTTGGTAACGCCAGCCGACGCAACAATTGGGTTTAGAAACCGCAGCAACACCCCCAAAACCATGGCCGTTTTTGTTGCGTTTTTTGCCCCACTTGGAACAGATACAGCGACCTGGGACGACGATGCCGAGCTGTGGCTGGGTGATGTGGAGTTGATACAGAAAAACCTGATGGACGACCCGCCCGAGGGCTGGCGAGCTATTGAGGTAGAGTGGCCAGTACCTATCAGCGAGGATAGGTGGCGAAATTACAGCCAGTTTTCAAGTGTGTTACGAGCGAGTTACGAGGAGCTAGCATGATCGAGAGTATCGAGGAACTAGAAACGACGCTGACCGCTGGTATCCCCATGAGTGGCGGCCTAATGAACAAGCTAGGCGTCATTGACCGCCTACTAGACAAACTGGGCCAGCTAGTGGCGTTCATTGGCGATTTGCCTAAAGAGAAAATCCTAGAGATGCTGGGCCAGGTGTACGACGACTACATTGGGCCACTAGACATCCCAGGCATTCCTAACATCCTGATTGAAGCGCAACTGGATGCCATGCTGCGCGAAGTGTTTTTGGCTATTGCGTCAAGGATTATCGACCGTGTTAATCAGCAATAACCGCGCCCAACTTATTTTTGATTTGCTAATGCTGACCTCGCTATTGTCGTTCGGTCTAGTGCTAGGCTGCCAGCGCGGCCAGCCAAAGGTAGAAACGACCGCAAGCCGGTTTTTGAAGGATTACGCAATTGGCATGAGTGGTGCGTTTATTGAAGCAGCAGCCGCAGTGGAGAATGGTGTAATCAAAACCGATGCAGAGCTGCTAGAGTTTTTGCAACCAGTGACTGCCCAAGCGCGCAAAGAGGCAGCCATTGGCATTGACCAGTACCTTGAAAACAACCTAAGCAACGGCGAGCTAAAGAAATCAGACGTTACCGTACTACGCGACCTCGGGCAGCAGTTTAGGGGCGTTTATGGACGATAACTACGGCTACAGATTAGACCTCGAAAACCGCGACGCAATTATTGAGCAATCGCCAGCGTTTTTGCTTAAAATGAGTACCGAGCCAGAGCGCGTAGACCCGCGGCCAATTTTGGTTACAGAGGATCAGGGCAGCATAGGCAGCTGCCAGGGCCACAGCCTATCGAGTTGCTTAGAGTGGTGCCACTATCTGGCGACTAAAGGCCATTACCTACAACTGAGCCGGCTATTTGCTTACCTGGGATCGCAGCGCCTCGATGGCATTATTGGCGATAACGGCAGCACGTTACACGGTGGCGCCAGGTTAGCCAAAGACTACGGTATTTGCCCAGAAAACATCCTGCCCTACCCAGTGCCAGCGGTTTACCCCCGCGGTGGCTGGCAAAGCATGAGCAGTGCAGCCTGGGACGCAGCGACAAAATTCAAGATCGCCACAGCGCAGTTTATCGAAACCGAGCCACAGGCTAAGACCTGGCTAGCCGCAGGAGCTGGGTTAATCAACATCGGGATCGCCTGGGGCCAGGCTATGACGCCAGACAGCCGTGGTTGTATCAAGTCATTCAGGCCAGGTGGTGGCGGCCATGCAGTTGTACTAGGTGGCTATTTACCAGATGCAGCTGTGGGCGTCAGCAGCGGCGACGGATATTGGTATTTATTGCACAACAGCTGGTCAAAACGCTGGGGCATGAGTGGATGGGCCTATGTGGCCCCTAACGCTGTACGCCAGATGCTGGAATCAAGATTTACGACCTTCGTTGGCCTGAGCGATATGACCGACGTCAAGCCGCGAGAAATCGATTTTACCGAGGAGAGCGCAGTAGCATGATTGCAACCATGATTTTAACCCTAGCACTTGCACAGGATTGCCCTAACGGCCAATGCCAGATGCCCCAAAAGCCGGCACCAGCCGCAGCGGTGGTAGTTAGCCAGCCAGTGCGTCAGTTGGTTAGCAAGCCAGTTAAGCGGGTGCGTTTATTTGGCCGTAAGCTGCTGCGTGGCTGCCGATGATTAACCTGAGGCTCGATTTGGCAAAGGTGCAGTTTAACTCGCGGCCTGTGCTGTCAGCCAAGGACAAAGGCACTAGGCGAGCGCTGGTAAAAGCCGGCGCGTTTGTTCGCAGCGATGCCAAGCGAAGCATGAAAAAACGAAAGCGGCCAGCCGAGGAAGGGCAGCCGCCTAGAGAGGTAAAAGGGCAGTTAAAAAAGTTTTTGTTTTTTGTCGTAGACAAAGCCGAGAGCGTGACTATCGGGCCAATCAAGCTAAGCAACACCAAAGCACCTGGAACGCTGGAATACGGCGGGGCCAGAACAACGATGAGAATGGTACGCGGCAGAAAGCAAGCCGTAAAAGCCGACTATAAACCGCACCCCTACATGAACCCAGCCTTAGACAAAAACGCAGCAAAAGTACCTGAGTTATTTAAAAACGCATTTAAGTAAGGATCGCAAAATATGGCAGTGCTAAAAGGCATAGACTGCAAGGTATACCGCAACACGGCTACCTATGGATCGCCAACGTGGGCGCTGGTTAACCCAACGATTGAGGTGACTGTTAACCTGGAAAACAGCACGTTTGACGCGTCCAACCGCGACAGCAACTACAGATTACAATTGCCAGCGCTAACCGACATCAGCGTAGATTTTCGGTTCCACAAAGACAAAGACGACGCAGATTTTTTGGCACTGGAGACCGCAGCGCAGACCCGAGTAAATTTGGATTTACTAATTCTGGACGGGCTGCAAACAGTAGCCACTAGCGATGGCTGGCGTATTTTGGGATTCTTTAGTAGCTGGACAGAATCGCAGCCGCTGGAGGATGCCATCACCGTAGACGCAACCTACGTTCCAGCAGCGGTGGCCAACGCTGTGGCAGTAGCAACGGGAACGGCGCCCCCATGATGACTTTTAGCGATGGACAGAAAACGTGGCATCTGCGCTGGACGGTAGGCGTCTGCCGAGACTGCCAGGGGCTATCGTATCTCGATGCTGAAGGCAATGAACAGAGACTAAACCCAGGACTCATTGAAGTATGGTTTCCAGCCCTGTTCACCAACCCTGTGCTGGTCTGCGATTTGGTTTGGGCAGCTGCTCGAAAGCAGCACCTAGACCGCAGCAAAGAGCAACTAGAAGACGTATTAGCCGGCGAAGTTATAGACGCAGCCAGGGAGGCGCTACTCGATGAAATCCTAAATTTTATCAGGAGCCAGGTAAGCCGATACAAAGTGCTGAGCCTGATGAGGAACCAGGCCAGGGTGGCACTAGAGGAAAGTTACGAGGAAATAGCAAACCAATTGACGGGTACAGACTCGCCATTGAATGCGCAGGTGAAATCGGAATCGACCCAACTGACCTGACGCTGGGCGAGCTGCTGCTGATGGTAGGCAGTAGGCGCAAAGCAGAATGGGCCAGGGCCGGTACAATAGCCGCAGCAGTGTACAACGTACACAAACGCAAAGGCGGCAAAACAATTAAGCCGAGCGATTTTTACAAGCCGCTAGGCGAATCAAATGTGAGCTGGAAACAGGCAGTAG